CGTTTGCAGCAGGGACAGTTATCATCTACTAGGTAGGTCTTTCTTATCCACTTGTCACAGCGTCTACATAACGCATGAGTCTTGTATGCGTTTCCAAACGGTCTATCATCTGGTATTCTATCGCACAGTCCTTTACAGCCTTTCATAAGTAGTTATGACTATTTAGCCTTAAATAAACGTTTCTATCTAAGGTTTTCTAACAGTTCTTCATCATATGTATTCATTTCATACTCTGGTATGTCTTCATACTTGTCTTTTTTATTAAGTTTGAAAGAGATATACAGTACTATCAACCCTACTGGGGTTAAAAATAATGTAGCAGTTAAAAATAAACCAATAAAGAATAACGGTATGTTCATGAATCTATAATATTATAACCCTATATTAATCTTAGGAAAAAGAAATACGAGACAAATCTTACGTGTTTGCCTACTACCGACTTGATAGAACGGTTAATTAACTAACATATATACATCATACTAATATTTAAATTAAACTCTAATAACAACCGTTCCCTTATCGAGTTATTATTAGGTGGTTTAAGAAGGCTACCGAGTGTAGTGGCACGAGGTAATCCTTGACAACCGTATATGCTATGACGTCCCCCTATTTATAGGTTATTCCTCTTCTTCTTCTCGTCTTTTTTGTTCTTCCATCTTGTCTTCACATAGGAATGTTAGTTTCCAAAAGACTTTCTTGTCAGCAGATGATATTTTTGATTTGTCCAATCTAGCAAATGCTAGTTCAAACCATGATAGTAATAATACATAATCCTTTAATGATAAATTTACCATGTAATCCCTTTAAATAGGTAGTTTAAATTCTTTGGTATGCATATATTGGTACAGCCCTAGAGCGTATATTACTGCGTAACTTAGTTCCACAGCAAGGACAGTATATTCCTTCCCAATCTACAAACAATGCACATAGGGTACATCTCTTACCGCCTCCTAGATATGTTCTTTTACCTTTAGGTGCACGGTGTCTTTCACAAGTTCCTTTACACGCACTGGACATGATAATCTTTATATGAATGGCAATATAAGTGTTATAATGGAATCAAAATCATTTGATGAACCAAAAGAAGTTAAAAAAGTTGCAAAATGCCTATGTTCTAAACGAATAGGCAGAAACGAAAGATGTCCTGATCATGGCGACATTGACAAGATCTGACATATTATTAACGTCATTAGACAAAGTTTATTAACTAACTAATCACTGAATCAGTATGGGTATCATAGATAATATTAAAAAGGCATTTACCCCTGTTAACAAAGGTTATACTGATTCTACGACTAGACCTAGTGTAGCACAACCTTACATGAGTACCGACACAGGTGCAAAACTACCAATTTTCCCATTCCCACTCATTATGATCTATGAGTTGGCAGATAACATTGATGCTATTAGAATTCCTATTGAGACACTTAACCGTGAGATGTTTAAGAATGGATTTGAGATTGTAGAGAGATTCAAATATAAATGTATGAACTGTTCAAAAACTTTCCAATATGCACCAAACGTTCACGAAGCAGGTGAAGACAAGATAGATATGGATAAAGTACAATGTGATTCATGTATGAGTTATGACATGAGAAGACCTGTACCAGAACACAGAAAGATTCTTGAGGACATCATGAGCAAGCCTGTAAACGGCAACATGCAAAACATGGAAGATCTTGCAAGACAACTAGAAAGAGACTTGGAGATTGCAGATAACGCTTACTTGCTAATGTTAAAGAATTATTTCATTGATGATGTTACTGGCGAAATAGATCAAAATAAAACTGAGATTAAAGAACTTTTAAGAATTGATCCACCACAAGTTGCAATGATTGCTGACTCTGACGGCAGAATAGGTTATGATGACAAGAGACAAAAGATTTGGGTATGTCCTAGATTTGAACATAGGGATAAAAGACAATACACTGACAGATGTGATGTATGTAACGCTAAATGTCTAAAAGCAATAATTGAGGTTAACTCTGTATACTCTATCGGTATTCCTCACCCAAAGAGAGTAATTTATGGTGAAGGTGAAGTTATTTGGAAAGCAGGCAAGTACAAACCAAGTTTAATTTATGGTCTATCTCCTATATTCGCCATATGGAGCAAGGCAATGTCTCTATCCCACATGGACGAGTACATTAGAAAATACTTTGATAAGATGCGACCACCACGAGGATTGCTTGTTGTTGCATCAAGAAACTATGAGACATTCAGAAAATCATGGGACGCTTTGGAACAAAAAGCAACCGAAGATCCATACATGATACACCCACTCATGGTTGAATCTGACAAGGGTGGAAAGAACATGGCTAACTGGATAGACTTTACTGGTTCATTGCAAGAGTTACAATTCATTGAAGTAAGAAAAGAGCTAAGACAAATCATTGGTGCAGTATACGGTGTACTTCCATTATACTACGGAGAGATGGTAGGTGGCTGGTCACAAGAAGGATTACAAGTTACAATTACAAACAGAGCAGTAAAATGGGGACAGGATATTTTATACAAATCTTTCTTTAAGAAATTTGCAGAAGTTATGGGAGTTGACGATTGGGATCTTAAACTTGTAGCAGGAGAAGAGAATGACAAACTATCAGAACTGCAAAGAGAAGGTGTAGAGATTGACAACATGGCAAAACTACAACAGATGGGATTCAAGATAGAAAGAACCCATACTGGTGAATACAATATATCTAAAGAGGTTCAAGATATTGAAAATCCAGAACTTAAAAACGGCAGAGGCAGATCAACTGCTGCACCTGAAGAACAAAGGGCAAACGCACAAGGTGAACATGTTGAAAGTAGACCTTCTGACATGGGAGGAGTCGCACAGGGACACCCTTCATCTGGAAGTGGAACATCAATGTCACAAAAGAACTTCCCTAATGGAATCACACCTGCCAACTTTGACGTGGTAAAGAAGACATTGCAAACTGCAGTGGACTTTGGTTGGAAGAAAACCCAAACAGTAGAAGAACTTAGAAAGTATGCAGGTATGACGGTAAGAAACGCAAGAGACATAGTTAATAATGAGATAGGTATGACACATAGGTGGGACGATGAAGAAAATAATTGATAAGATAAAGGCAAAGCCTAAGATTGTAGAACCTAAGGTAGTAATTTTTAAACCTAAAAAATCAGTAGACGAATGGGACAAGTATATGACTGCAATTAATGACCTGTTAATAATTAAAAAAGACAACAGATCACTTACAATATTGATGGGTTGTTTAAGAGATATGGAAAATAGAGATAAATAATGGCAGAAAGTCTAAAAATTGATTCTGGTAAAACAAAGATTGGTAATAAAATTATAGATATACATCAAAGTAATGAATACACCAAAGTAAATAACTATAAAGAAGGCATGTGTTTTGGTTGTTTTGGTAACGGCATTGCGGTAGGAGCAGGTGTAAATGATATTTGTGGTGATTGTGCAGGTAAAAAAGGCAGAGAAACCATTCTAGTCCCAATTAAAGAGGTAATTTATGGCATGTGTCATTTCTGTGGAGTATATAAACATAATTTGGAACAAGTGAATGTAAGACTTTGTCAAAAATGTCACAAAAAAGTTTCAAATATAATGAAATCATATAATAAGAAAGGTGGAATGTTTGAAGTTGATCCATTCTGGAAGAGTATGAGAAGAAAACACGGTAAAGACTGGCAACATGTAATGGGTAAAAATTTAGGTAACAGTCGTTAGTTTTTTAAGACAAAATTTATTCTATTATTTTCAAAATCATAGAATCTGTTATCATAATCAACAAATCTGGTTTTACAATTATTACCATTATTGATATACTTGTCAACTCTCCATCTAAGTTCTGGTTTTCTTAAAAATCTTGGAAATATGTCAATACACATCTTTTTAGGGTTAAATCTTATCTTTTCATGTAGTATAAGTTTAGTTTTGTCAGTTATGTACTGTTCTACGGTTGCATTTCTAAAATGAACCAATGATTTTTGTAAATATGGCTTTTCTATAAGGTCATTTGTGTCAGTTACCACCCATAATTTAGTTTTATCGTTGATATACATGTCTATTATCTTAATAGTTTTGAACTTTTCATTAAAATTATCCTTGTTAAATGACTCAAATTCATCATAATTATTGTATAAATATATTGAAGAAGCCATATTATTTACATATATAACCCATTAATAAACCAACCGATATAAATAAAAGGTATAAATACTTATGATCAGCATGATAGAAATGGTAGATTCAATCTATAGAGAGGTAGTTATGGTTGTTTCTTTAGGAATAGGATCAACAGTTATAGCCTATTTTAGAAAAGTTCAGAAAACACAGAAAAATCTATGTGAGACAGTAGAAAGGTTACAAAAGACTATAATTATATTATCAAAAGCTATTGACAGGCAATCAAATAGATTACACCCAAAAGAGGCAAAATCCGATCTTGACGACCTAGTCAAGGAATTACTCGACAAATGAGTAGTAATAGTTAAATATCACTGAAAAAGGTCTTTTATATGGTAGACCCATTATTTATTGCAGTAATTGCATGCATATCTGGATCTGTATTGAATACAGTTAGAGGATATTTGGGTAACGATGATTCATACTCTGCAAAGAAATTAATCGGTGCAGTAATCGTTTCCTCATTTGCAGGAATTGCAATAGCACAAACTATACCATTAGACGGAATAGGTCTAATCGGTGTTGCTTTGTTAAGTTTGACAGCAGGATTCTCAATAGATTTCGCTGTCACCAAAGCAAAAAAAACAGCTTAATCAACTGTTCTTTACCCTTTTTTATCATAATATTTATTAACCTCGTCACGTCTACTTTATATATGACAATGTATGGTTTTCACAAACTTACAAGTACGTTAAAAAGTATGGAAGGTATAAATTCAGATGAAAGGTATTTTGAAGGGTTACTAACAGTACAAATGAAAGACAAGCAGGGTGAAGTTACCATAGTTGATGAGTTATACAAGGTGCTACCTATATGGATTGACAGAGGAGCACCAATCAGTGATACACACTCCAACAGAATAGTAGGTAAAGGTATCAACTATGCTAGAACAACTGTAAAATCTGACGATGGATCAATATTACCTGCAATTAAAATAACAGGTAAAATTTTTAAGAATTATGAATTGGATAATGTTATTTGGGATAAAATTAAAAATAATGAATACAAGGGATTGTCATTTGGTGGTGCAACCAGATCAGCAAGATCCCCAATCAAAATGAAAGACGGAAGTACTGCTTATGCGTTAAGTGATTTGGAACATTATGAGGTTGCTGTATGTAAAGATCCTGCAGTACCAATGGCTATCATTACTGATTTCAATCATATTGCAAAGGCAAACTTTGATTCAACTGTCAGAGATGACGGTAAGATGGTTATACAATGCAGTAAAATGGGTTGTTATGTTAACTCAAACAAAGCAGATTTACTAACTGTCATGGAAAATGAACAACCAGAAAATCATAAAAAGGTTGAAGAGGGACAGTCACGAGGTCAAGCCATTGACATACCTGTAAAGCCAAAAATATTAACTAAAAAAGTTCTTGACAATGGTAAGTTAAGAGCAGATGATGATTTTGCTGATCCAGATAAATCTTTATTATTAAACACTGATAAACCAGATGCATACCCAGTGATAAACAGAGATTTTGTTGATGATCAAGAAGATAAAGATTCTAAAAATGCATCACTTACAAAAAAATTCATGGAGAAAAAAGAATTGTTAGAAGCAACTATAGCTAATAGTAAAGAGAAACAACCACAACAACAACACAGTGGAGAAAGAGAAGAGGTGACATCAGGTTATAAAACTGCAGCAGAACTCACAGATGATATGGAAAATATAAATAAAATTTTAGGTGCATTGGGTGGATTGGCAGCAGGAGCAATAAGAGGTATGGGCGGTGCGGCAGCAGGAGCGGCAAGAGGTGCAGCCAGTGCAGGTTCAAAGGTATTATCAGGTGGTGGAGCACTATCAACTGCTGCAAGAGGTGCAGGAATGATTGGTGGTGGCGGTAATGAAGAAGAAGATGTAGATAAAGCAGGATACAAAGTTGACACAGAAGACAGAAATAACGGTACAGGAATTAATGATATAATAAGAGAGAAAAGACAGTTCAATGGAACTAAAGGAACATTATCTGAAGAACTACCAAATCAAATTCAACAAGCAAACCTAAACGAGTCACAAACATTTGAACAAAAAGTACAAGCATTGATTGCAGAAGGAAAGTCAAGAGAATCTGCAGAGAAGATTGTAGGCTCATTCGTACACAAGGTTGAGGCAAGTTCTGGTTCAGGTGGAGCAGGTATAGGTGATGGAAACAACGTTAACGGTGGAACCATGACAACACAAACTGGTGGTGCAAACAACCCAGTACATAACAATGGCTGTGATTGCACTTGTAAAGATTGTAAACGTAATGATAAATGTGACTGCTGTGAAAAATGTAAAAATAAAAGTAGAGGGTTAGATATTAGTAATACTGGATCAGGTGGGGTTACGGAATCAGCATTTAATCAAAATGCACCTAACGCACAAAGATTGAATAATAAAGCAGGTGAAGAGTTGACTGAAGAAGGTAAAAAAATACATGATGGTGTGAAAGAACATGTTAAACAACAACAATCATATGATATGTACAAATCAAACGCAGCAGCAAGAATAAACAAGATACATGGTGTAATGAAGTTAAACAAAGTAAGAGGTGCAATGCCTAAAGGAATTGCTTCAACAGGTTATGACGATGATGATTTTAAAGATCAGCAAACATCACAAGGTCAATCTTCATACCAAAAATTCCATGATCATTATGATACTAAAACCCCTAAACAATATGCAAACAGTGACATTAAAGGAGATTCAGAAAAATTACTTAATATTAAACTTAGAAAATCATTAGATGAACTTAAAAAATTACAAATAGGGGGTGGAATAGGCTCAAGAGGTCTAGGAGCAGGTGCAACATATACTCAAGGTCAAAAAGAGAGTACTCAAATAACATTGGTACAACCAAGACCTACAGATGATAGGGTAGAAGCAATAAGAATATGTAAAGAACCTAAAGAATAGCGATATAAATCTTTCCACAATCTTTATAAACTGCGTTTAACTTAATTCAATATACATGACTTTAGAAGAACTTAGAAAAGAAGAAGCCAAAGATCATGAAGAAGAAGACGAAGACGATAAAAAAGCAAATAAGTCATTTGACGAAGCTTTAATTGAAACTTTGTCCACTCTTACTGAGCACGTAAAAGCTCTGTCAGAATCTCAAGCAAGTCTCGAAGAACGAGTTGAAAAAGCTCTCTTTGAAGAACCAAAAACACAATTAGATCTAACACCATCTGGAACTGCTGACGCAGAAGATGTTGGTGCAGATGTAGTTGTACCAGATACATTACAATCCAATTCTGTGCAAGCAGGATTAGATGACGATAAATCTGGTCAAGATAAACCATTAGGTGATAAAGGTGGACTAGCTATGCAACAAAAAGCTAATTTCGACTTTACCACAGAAACACCAAGACCAAGTGCTTCCGTTGAAAACATAAACAAATCTGCTGATGTAGAATTGAATATGGTTTTAAAAGATGCACGAAGTAATGGTTACGAAGGTCTATCCCATGTTGCTAGAAGAATCTTAGCAGGTGATTACGGTAGCCCAGATACGACACAAGACAACGGAGGGTATTATTAAAATGCCTAAAATA